CCCCTGCTGTGCTGCCCCCAGTCTCGCAGGCAGAGCCGCTGACGGATGAGCAGATCGTCGAGCAGTGCATGGCCGCCGGGATCAAGTGGATTGCGCCAGACGACGACCCTGACGGTTATCCGGGCGGGTTCGACATGTGCTCCTTGGCCGACGTTCGCAAACTGCTAGAAGGCGCAACCCCATCGCCAGAGGTCAAGGCATCCGCCACACCAGGGGAAGGCGCTTGAGCGCGCAGCACACACCGGGTCAGCACGACCGCCCGAACTACCCTGCCCGCTGGCAGCGCGTGATCGACCAATCATCGTCTCTCAGCCCGAACTGGGAGCGCTTTAACGTTGAGTGCTGGAACCAGGGCAGCGTCTGGATCGACAAGCGCATCGCCATTCGTGCAACGAAGGATGCCGACCTGTTCGTGGACATCAGCATCGAGGAATACACAGGCGAGACGCGGCGCGCGAAGTACACCTCCGTCCGGCTGGATGAAGAAGCCGCACTTCGGCTGTTTTCGATCCTGCAGGCCAAGTTCACGGGTGGTGCGAAATGAGCTACCTCTTCCTCGATCTGACCATTGGCGAGGCGTGGTTCTTGGCCCTCTTCGCAAGTCAGATGCTATTGACGCTCGGATGGTCCGTCGTATTTGACTTGCCGTGCCGGACATACGTCTGGGAGGCCCATTGCATCCTCGTCGAGATTGACGAGCTGTGAGCGGCGCGCAATGAAGCGCGAGCGCCTGAAATCAGCCGACATCTTCGCGCGCACGCTGCGCTCGATCATGACGGCGCCCAAGACCGTCACCGAGCTGGCGACCGAAGTCGGCACGGCCAGAAGGCGTATCGACGCCATCGTCGATGCGATGCACGACCAGGGCACGGTGTACGTGCGACGCTGGGCGATCGCCGGAACGTGGACGGTCGAGGTGTGGGCGCTGCAGCCTGAGCCGTTCCACATCGATGATGCGAAAAAGCCGAGGTGGCGCGAGCCGAAGGCGCCCAGGATCGAATGCCGGTGAAAACCCTGCGTCATCACCTTGTAGGAAATCACCTATAGTCGGGGCGTGGTGGTGCATGGCGGGTCCGTTGGGCGCGGAAGGGCGAACCACGGTAATCGAAAGGTTGCCGGGGTTTTTCCTTTTCAGGCCGCGCCGTCGGCAGGCACGTGAGCCCACCAGTCGAAGTCATCCGGCACCGGCGCACCGGCTTCGACGGCCTTCTCGAGCTCGTCGGCGATCGCCTCGTCGTTGATGGCGAAGGGCTCGGGCGGCGCCACGCCGAAGGCGGCGAAGTAGGCGTCTTGTGCTTTCTCGATCCGCGTCATGCTTGGCCTCTCATGATCCGTTCAAATTCCGCCGTCATGGCGGGCGCGAACTTCTTCGCGAGATCCCACCAGTAGGCCTTGGGGTGTCCGGCCAGGGCCGTGAGGTTCGCGAACGCCTCGGTCGGCTGATACCAGCGAGATTTCCCGTAGTAGCCGTCCGAGTGGCCGGCGAATCCCTCGTGGTAGCTCGCCACCTTGTTGCGCGTCGCGCTGCCGGCCAGGTCGGACAGCGAATTCAACGCGCCGTCGAGCCGCCACGACTTGCTGAGCAGGCCGAGCTCGGGCGCATCCTTGAACGTCGCCGCTCGCAGGAATTCCTCGACATCGCCGCGGCCGACCGCTGCCAGCATGCGAGCAACGCGCGCCGCGACGCCCAGGTCGGTGAGCCGGGCGCCATCGGCCAGCAGCAGGGTCGCGTCGGGCAGCAGGTCGACGAACTTGTCGAAGTCGACGCCGGCGGCCTTGGCGAGCTCGCGCAGCGCGGCCATGCGCGCGCCGTGGCGGGTTGCTTCGCCATCGGCCCCTAAGGCGGCATCGACGACGGTATCGCGAGCCTTCTCGTAGGCCATCGATCGTGTCGCCTGCTCTTTGTCGAGCGCCTTGCTCTTGCGCCCCTTGCCGGCCGCCCTGGTCATGCCGGCGGCATCAGAGTGCAACGCGGGCGGGAATTCTCCCTCGCTGCTGCGGTAGCGACCGGCGGCCCGCCGCGAATCCATGATGTGCCCGAACTCGTGCCGCCACACCGTCGCCGAGCGCCCACCCCCGGCGATCTTCAGGTCGCCCATGTTGATGACTCGCCCGGCCTGCGCGAACGCACCTCGGCCGCCCGCCTCGACCAGCACGTCGGGGGTCTCGAGCACCGCTTCGCGAATCCAGTCAGGCGCGTCATCGAAGGCGGCCCCGTGCCAGCGGCCCGCCTCTGTGCTGCTGTCGAACGCTCGGCGCGCGCCGGCGATCGCGGCCGGCTGCATGTCGGGAGGCAGCGCGGAGATCTTGTCGTCGAGCAGCCCGCGCAGGCTGCCGAGCAGGCTTTTCCCGCTGTTGTGATCGAAGCCTGGGTCGACGCCGTTCGGGATGGTCTCGCGCACGTCGGTGCGCGGGTTGCGCCACCGGTAGGTGCCGTCGCTCGGCGGCTCGGCGCGCACGCTCAGGCCCATTTGCGCGAGGTCATCGTAGGACAACTGGATCACGCCGCACCGGCAGTTGTATCCGCAAGGCGGGTAGTGCGTGTTCCACCATTTCGACGTGACCGGCAGGACCGTTTGATCCCACTCGCGGTGAAGCACCCGCGTGCGCAGGTCGTCGACGGCGTCATACATCAGGTAGGGCGCGAGCTCGGCCTGTTCCTCGATCTCGGCCCACTGGCCGGCCGCATAGCTGGTCTGCAGGTTCGTCCGGAAGATGGTTTCGAGCCGCCAGGGGCTGCCGAGCTGCGCGCGCACGGTCTGGCCGGTGAGCGGATCCAGCATGTCCTGCTCGCCCCACCAGCCGGCCGACTTCAGGATCGGCTCGAGCCCCTTTTTCCACTCCCCGAAGCTCATGCCGTTAGCGAGCGCGTCGTCGAGGCTCGATCGCACCATGCCCAGCATGTCCACATCCATCATCTTGGCGACCGTGAACGCCTGATCGTGGGCCGCGCCCATCATGTCGGCGTAGTGGAAGCTCGGGCGCAGGCCCTTGGCCCGGAAATAGGCGATCGCCGCCTCGGGCCTCACGTCGAATGCGTCACCGGTGGGCACGTCGAGGAAGTCGACCACCCCGGTGCGCTCTTGGTGCTGCTCGATGAAGTCGGCGATCTCCGATTTCATGGCCTCGAGCGCGCTGTGCACCGCCAGCACGTCGTGCAGGTCGGCCAGCGTGTAGCGCCCGGCGATCATTTCGCGCGCTGGCCCCGCAGCGCACCCAGCATGCGCGCGAAGAACGTCGCGTTCGTCAGCTTGTCGAGCGCGCCCTGCGCCGGCGCCTCGGCGAGCAGTTCGTCGAGCTTGCGTTTGAAGGTGTCCGGGTCTTCGGCGAACTCAGCCTCTTGCAGCAGCGCCTGCACGCGTTCGCCGGTGAGGGTGCGGTACTGGCTCGCAAAGACCTGCGCAGCCCTGTAGATCGCATCCTGATCGCCTCGGCGGGCTGCTTTGAGGGCGGCCAGGGCGAGCGGTTCGGTTTCGGCGAAGTTCGCCTTCTTCGGGTCGTTCGGATTGGGCTTCATGGCGCCGGCGATCATGGTCAGGGGATCAGGTTCTGGCGCCTTCTCCCATCCCTCGCCGTAGGTCTCCAAAATGTATTCTTCGGTCGGGTTGTATCCGAGCGTCTTGATCTTGTTATCACGTTCGGCACGCACGTTCAAGTCTTCTGCCGGTTCCGTGTGACGGTAGACCTTCGGCGGCACGGCGCCGGGGAAATTCCATTCCGTCCACCACTGCACCGGGCCGCGGTTGAAGGTTCCGCACAGCAGGTCCGAATCGGCCTCGACGATCTTTTGCGCGACGCCGGCGTGCACTTCTGCCTGGCTCTTGCTGCTGCCGTCGTCGGTCGTCATGGTCTGGCCGACCACGATTTTGGAGATCGCGGCATTCATGGCCTCGTGCATCGCGCCGTAATCGGCCGCGCCGGTGCGCGCCGCTTCGAGCAGTTCGACCACCACGGTGTCAGGGATCGCGACGCCGGCGTCGGTGGCGATGTTCTTGAGCATCGCGATCACCTGGGCCTTTTTGGTCGGGTCTTCGAGGATGCCAGCCGGCACCTTGGCGACAGCCGTCGGCATGCCGAATTTTTCGAGGAAGATCAGCCAGAATTTGATGTCGTTGCGTTTGAAGAACACCGGCCAATAGAGCGCGTGCGCCAGGCCCAGGCCATAGGGCTCGTCATGGTTGTCGGCGCCGGCTGTGATCGTCCAAAACTTGCGCGGCGGCATTTCCTCGACGCCGCCGATGGTCACGAGGTAGAGCGCGCCCGAGCGGCCGAACCGAAAGCGCCCGCGGTCGCGCACCTTGACCGTGTCGAAGGCGATGCGGCCGTCTTGCAGCTTCCACATGATTTCGCCGACGCCCCAGCCGTAGAACGCGGCGGTCAGGTGCTTGTCGGTGATGTCGTCCCAATCCATCGCGTCGACCTCGAGCCTGAGCGCGTCGGCCGCGGCCTTGCTGAGTGCGTCTTCGGCGCCAGGCTCGACCACGGTGTCGCAGCTCGTCAGCGCGAGGCGGCGCTGCGCCCACACCGATGCGACCTGATCGTCGCGCATGAGCTCGCGGTAGATCTTGAGGTTGTCGACGCCGCCCTTTGTCACCAGCACCGAATCGGTGGGGTTCAGGAGGTCGGTGTAGGGCGCGGCCCGCAGGGCGGTGACGCGTTGGATCGCGAAGGGGTTGTCGGGTGTTGCGAGCTCGCCGGCGGGCGGTGCGACTGTTTTCTGCGTTGCCATTTCAAAACCCTTCTGTTGATTCACCGCGGCCCACAGAGCCGAACCCGTCGTGATCTTCGATGTCGTGCACGCCCTGGCCGCCGAACTCGCGCTTGTCACCCGACCCGACCGAGATCATTTTCCCATCCCACGTGCGCGCCCATCGCAGGTACTGCGTCGCGCTGTCGACCTGATCGTCGTTCGTCGACAGCGGGAAGCCGAAAAACTCGCCCTCAAAATCGATCAGCCACGGCACGTCGAAGGGCCTCCCCAGGTGATCGACCAATCTCGCCCCGGCTTGCGGCAGGTGCACGAGGCCGCCTTCGACCATCGGTGACACCTCCATCGCCCGGAAGATCTTGTTCCCGTCGGGCTCGATCGCGATCACCGGAAGGCTCGTCGAATTTCGCAGGTCTTGGATCAGACTCTGCCCGCTCGATTTGTCTTCGATCAGGATCGCGATCGGCTTGTCGCGCTCGGCGTAGGCGATCACCTTTCGGCGCAAGGTAGGGTAGTCGATGCGACCCACAAACACCTCCCGCAAGTAGTGACCAGACGCGCCGCGGCCCTGCTGCCAGACGGTGCCGGCGGTGGGGTCGTTGTGGTCCTTCTCTTTCTGCGCGGTGTCCCACGAGTGAACGATCGTCTTCGCCTCGGCGGGGATGGCGCCGTAGCGGTTGCGGCACCATGATTCCTTAAAGATGCCGCCTTCGTCGGGCCGTGGCCGCTGTTGGAACAGCGCCGCCCACGTGCGCGACTGCATGCGGAACGGCGCCCAATGCTCATCGTCGAACCATTCTTTCCACAGCATTTCCCCCACCTCGCGGCCGAGCGGGTCGTCGGCGCGCTCGCACTCGGCCGGTAGGTTGATCACCTCCCACGTCTTTCCGTCGCGGCACTTGATCATGCCGCTTTGGCCTGCGTACTGTTGCGGCAGAAGCCGGCCGGCGAGGTCGTCTTCGTGCCAGCGTGTTTGCACCAGCACGACGAAGCCGCCGGGGACCAGCCGGGTCAGCAGGTCAGCCTGATAGGCGTCCCACGTGCTGTTTCGGATGGTCGGGCTGTCGGCCTGCTGTTGGCCCTTGACTGGATCGTCGATGAAAAGGCCGTGGGCACGGTTTCCGGTGATGCCAGAGAGGATGCCGCCGGCCAGGTACTCCGAACCGTTGGTGAGCGCCCATTCGTCGGCTGCGTGGGTGCTGCCTGATAGCTCGCAGCCGAAGAGCGACGCGAAGCCGGGCGACTTGACCACCTGGCGGGCGCGGCGCCCCATGCGCTTCGCGAGGTCACTGCCATAGCTCGCGAGAATGTAGCGCCGGTCCGGCTGCTTGCCCATGAGGTAGGACGGCGCCACGACGCTGCAGTACGTGCTTTTCGCGCTGCCTGGCGGCATGAAGACCATGAGCCGCCCGTATCGCATGGCCGCCGTTCGCTCGACCGCCTGCAGCAGCAGCAGGTGGTGCGCGGCGACGCCTGACTCGACCGGCTTGAAGAGCCAGCCGTCGGGGTCGTCGTCGGCCGGCTTGCCTGGGATGTCGATCGCGTTCGCATACCCGGCCAGGCTCGCGCGGCCGCGCCGGCGCCGAAGCAGCTCAGCCGCTGCTGCTTGCGGCGATACGTGCGAGGTCATCGTCGGTCAGGTTCTTCACCTCGTGTTTGTGCTGGATCGGCTTGTTCGGGTCGCCGCCCTCGAGCTTGCGGGTGTTGGTGTAGGCGCCGCCCACTTCCTTGGCGGCCTGCTCCATGAGCTGCGCGACCAAGGGCCGATTGCCGCTCGCTTCGGCCTGCTGCGTCATCCGGTTGAGCACGCGCAGCCGGTAGGCCTGGCGGGCGATGGGGATCGCCTCAACATCATCGACGAAGGTTTTTCGCGTGGTCTCGAAGAGCGCCCGCAGGTCTTTGGACAGGTTCTTGCCCTGGGCACGTTGTGGGTCATAGGCCGCGATCTGCTGCCGGATGAGCGCCAGGCCGAATTCTTCTTTCACCGCCGCCGCGACCTGCGTCGGGGTGTCAAAGCAGGCCAGTGCCTGCACGATGAAGCGCTTTACTTTTACGTCGAGGGTCGGCATGGCCTAATTGTAAGACGAGGTCTAACCTTCGCCGACCGATCCGCTCGCGTTGCGGCTTCGGCCATGGGTTAACCCTTGTGCCTTTCGTTGAACGGGATTTCGACGCGGAAAAGTTTCGTCACGTCCGCGCCATGCACGTGCCGCACGCCTGGCCGAGCTTGAACGGCGCCACCTCGGGCCCCTTGGCGACAGCGCGGATCAGGTCGGCCATCGGCCCGTCAGGGTGACCGATGCCATAGCGGCGCACCACACCGACGAATTCTTCGATGTCGTGGCCGCGCAGCGCGAACGCCGGCTTGCCGTTTTTTCCGAACTTCGGGATGCCGAACTCGTCGCGCGCCTGGGCGCAGTGGTACAGCTCATGTTCGACCAGCGCGCAGAAGTCCACGTCATCGCACTCGGCGCTGTGGTGGGCGTCAAGCGTGATCAGGAAGTCGAGCTCGGCCGTCGCGCCGAACCACTCTCGCATCTGCTGCTCTTGCCGGGCCTTTTGCCACGGGCCGCACCGGAACACCGGCTCTTCGGCCGTGCCGATCACCCGTTTGCCGCGCTGCACGAAGCCGTCGCTCGCCCACAGAACGCCGATCTCGGCTTCGTGCAGGTGGGCGTGGTCTTCGTTGAAAAGGGGGCCTTCGGCGTCGCAGAACACGGCCCGGACCCATTCGATCACCTCGGGCGCCGGGACGAAGCGGATGCCGAACAGAGCGTCGCGCACTGCCGCTGGCGGCATCGGTCGCCGGTAAGGCCCTGACGTTTCACGTGAAACGGGCGCGCGCGTCATTGCGCCGCCTTCGGCCGACCGCGGGCCATTGGAGCCACCCCTGCGGCCCGCAGCGCCCGCCGCACCGACGAAACGGCCACAGCGTGCTTTGCCGCGGCGGCTGTCACGGTGTACCCGTGCTGCTGGACGAGCCGCAGCGCGAGGGCCACGGCGTGGGATTGGCGCCCACTCACAGTTGGCACTCGGATTCGACGCTCTGACGCGGGTGGAAGACAGCGTTGCTGACTGGCGCGCCGGTGTACGCAAAGTGGTGCTCGTTGCTGCCCCACTTGTCTTCTGCCAATCGCTCGCACTCGTTGTTGTCTGCGCCCTGGATGGCGTCAACTTGCTTGCCGGTCTCGTTGCTGTAAATGTAGATGGTCATGGCGATCATCCGGGGTTAGACGGCTTCGAGGTTGTCGGCCAGATAGGTAGTCGTGCCGGTGCGCGGCTTTTCGGTGCCCAACTCGCGGGTAGGGTACTCGATGGTATATGCGGCCTGGCCGGCGAACGGAGCAGCCAAGGCGATGATTTTGCCAACGCGAGACGGGAAGTTGGTGACCTTGACTTGTTGGCCGATTTCAAATTTTTGCATTTCAATCTCCTATTTGCTGGGCCGCACCACGCGGTCCATGCAGTTAATATAGCGCATGTTGCTCTATTAACTATAGGCACAAACCCTAACAATGTCAGCGCTCCGGTGATGGCCGCCCAATGCTCACGCGATCTTCAAGTCGGCGCGTCTCGTAGTTGTTTTTGAGCGATTGCTCGGTGAGCATGCGGATCGCCGCGCTGGTTTCGATGCCGGCTTTTTCGAGCTGCTGCACACGAAGTTCGAAGGTCGCCGACTGGATCGTCGACAGGTTGACGGCGCGCTTGACATCGTCGATGTCGCTCAGGGTCCGGGCGCCGAACCACACCGCGAAGGGCACGAACAGCGCCACCACAACGAACTGCAGGACCTTCAGCAGCGAAGACTCGGCGATCCGATCAATTCGACGTTCGCTCACTCTTCGGTGCCAGGGGCGGCCGGTTGTGGGGTTGATAAGTCGGTCGCCGGCGGCGCCTTCAGGAAACCCCGAATGATCAGGGTCGTCGCGCATTGAAGCCATGCGTTATGCCTCACGATACAAGCGCGCCAGCGCTCGCGGTTGGCGGCGTCGGCTTGCTCGGCTGCCCCAAGAGTCGGGCCTTCACTCGGCGTCGGGGGCTCGCACGCCTCGAAGGCTTGCCGCGGACAGCTCGGCGGATCGATTGGCCGCGGCTGCAATGTCGGCGAGTTGTTCGTCGCGCACCCCGCCAAGATCAGCAGGCCGCACAGTAGCGGCGAATTGTGGGTTTTCACTGATGCCCCTTTCGACGGCCTTGACTTGTTTTCGGCCGCGAACAAGGGCGGCAGCTTCACGCTGCGCCGTCTCGGCCTCGATTCTCACCACTTCGGCCTGCGCGACCATCAACTTTTGTAGGGAGTCGGCGCGGGATTTCTCCGACACCGCGACCGCGGTCTGCAGCACGAGGTCGCTTTCGGCCTTGCCGGCGGCGAACCCCTTGCCGTAGAAATGGCCGTTGTACGTGTTCACGCCCCAGGCGATCAGGCCGACCACCGCGAGCGCGATCGCGGCCTTTGCTGCCAGCTCCCACAGCCCCGACAGCCCGAACATCAGGTGCGGTTCTTGATGGCCTGCGCAGCCTGTTCCTCGGCGACCTTGATCTGCCGCGCCCAGGCCTCGAGCTTGGCCGGATCTTTCTTCAGCGCGCGCCGATACCAGGCGCAGCCCAGGCCGAAGCCGGCGGCCCCGGCGAGCACGATCAGGAAACCGAAGGTGAAGAGCGAAATGTTCATGGTTTACCCTTGTGTTGATTGCAGCGGGCGCGCGACGCGCTCGCCCAATGCGATGGCCGACTGCGCGGAGGCGCCGAGGAACATCGCCCGTTCGGCTGTGCGCCGCTTCGTCAGGCCGTGCATCACACGCCCGTCGTTCTTGTTCCACTTGAGGAACTCGTTTGCCGCGCCGACGACATCACCGGCAATGAATTTCTTGAAGAGGGTTGAGTCACCCAGGCCCTCGGCGACGTTGTCGAGGTCGATGTCGCTTCCGACGTTGAAGGCGAACGAGCACAGGGCGTCGAACTGGCTTTGCGGGATTACCCGGCCATCGAGCAGCTTGTTCACGTCGCGCTCGGCCTCGGCCATGTCCACCACGAAGGCGGCGTCCGCCTGCGCCTGCGTCCACACCAGCCCGCGGCGAACTTCCGGCCCGGTGTGGCCGCGCCCGATGGTCCAGGGGTTCCCGTCGACGCTGCCCGGGTCGGGGTAGGCCAGCAGCTTGCAGTCTTCGTAATGCCCGGCGAGGGCGTGGCATTCGGGCGAAACGTGGTTCATGGCAACAGCGTGACCGTCGGGGCAGGCGCCGGCAGCACGCGGGCAAGGTAGGTGCACACCTGGGTGAGGATGATGCTCGGCGCCTTGCCGCTGGGCGAGGCGTAGCAGCCGGCCGGGTTGGAGATTCGAAGCGTTCGGGTGATGCCCGGCGACTCGCCGCCTTCGCTTGTGGTGACGATCCGCGCCGGCACGTCACCCAGCGGCGAGAGGAACCCGGCGATGTCGCACTCGGGCTTGACGCCGCTGGTCACGATGCGGATGCGGCCCGGCACCTTGCGCTCGCCAACCATGCAGTAGGCGCCGGTCGGCTGGTCCGGCCCGGCCTTGAATACCTCGGCCGTCGTCAGGAAGGGCGCCGCGTCCGCGTGCGCGCCGATGAGCAGGAACAGGATGGCGAGAAACGCTTTCATGGCTGCTTTCCTTCGTTGCTTTGGACGGTCGTGGTGTTGCTGTTGTCCGACGTGGTCGTGACCGTCGTCGGCTCGGGCGGCGTCGGCGTCGAATGCGCGAGCAGTTCGGTTTTCTTGTCCGACCCGCTGGTGCTGCCGTAGTAGTAGGCCAGCACGGCACCAAACCCCGCCGTGAGCGAGCCCAGCATGATCAGGCGGGCCTCGCGCAGCCCGTTTTTCCCCTCGGGGTCCGACTGCACGAACAGAAGGATCAGCACCGTGAAGAAGCCGGCGACCACCGCCGCGGCGAGTGCAGCCTGAACGCGGCTCATGCTCTTGAAAGACCTTGATTCCATGACATTGTCAACCCCTAGACCGGTGACGCGGATTCTGCCAGCGCGGCGACTTCCTCGGACCCTGCAAACTGTTGCAGGTGACCGGTCGCCTTCATCTTCCGAAAGACGGCGTTCACACCCTGGCGGGTGAGGCCGTAGCGCGGCCCGAGCACCGACTTCGACATGCGGCCGACATAGTGATCGCGGGCCATGGCCTCATTGCGCAGGTCGAGCAGCGCGTTTTTCTCGGCCGGGAGTTGCAGGCGCAGGCCTTTGAACTCGGCGACAAGTTTTCTCGCTGTTTCCGTGCCCAGCGTCAGGGCCAGCGGGTCGCCTGGCTCGACCCGCATCGGAACATTCAGGGTCTGCCCGCCCCACCGGCGGGTGATCTCGATCGTGTCGGCCAAGCCGATGACGTCGGCGATCTCGCGAAGGATGCGCTGCATTCAGACCCTTTCGGTTTGGGGAGTGGTGGAGATTTTAGGGGGTGTCGACACGCGGGCGAGCCCGAGGTATTCCGCAATCGTGTCGGCCGCCTCGGTCCAGCCGAAGCAGATCTCGGCGCGGTAGCCGGCCCGGCGCAACTTGCGAAGCCATTCCTTCTGCTCAGGCGTTGCTCGGCCGCCTGGCGCCTTAAGTTCGATGGATAAACCCGCAAATCCTTGCCGAAGAAGTGGAAGGAATAGATCGTGCACACCGGCTTTCACGCCTTCGGCCTTCAGCTTCCCGGCGGTCGCTTTGCTCCTGTGCGACCCATTTGGAACCGCGAAGATGTAGTCGCCGACCTTCTCGCCCTCGTCGATGTCAGCAGCCGCGGGAAGCCGTGTATGCCAGCACCAGTTAATCACCGCTTTTTGGTGCGCGTGCTCTACATCCCTCATACCGTGCAGCCCTCATGCATCACCCGCTTTGCTTCGATGTAAGCATCGTGGGCGGCCTCGGCAGTCGCGAATTGCCCGAGATATTTCGTCTTTCCATTGGTGCGAATCGATGACACCCACGGCAGTCGACAACCTTTGGGCGCCTTGAATGCGCCAGCAAGGCCGGCCATGGAATCGCGGCGAGCGCGCCGCCTGTTTTGCGCGTTGATCAAACGTGTAACGTCACGCAAATTTCTGATCATGTTCTGATCCCTGCTCCCGTTTCGGTGGTCGATTTCTCCGACAGGCCACTCGCCGTGCATGTAGAGCCACGCGAGGCGGTGGGCAGGGAACAATTTCGCTCCGATGCCGATATAGCGATACCCGTCGCCAGCATTCACGTTGCCGGCAATGTCGCCGGCCTTGACGTGAACAATCCTGTAGCCCGCCCCGCTTCTTCTGTCGTCAAGCCACACGAATACGCCGGTTTCCGGGTCATACGAAAGCAGCTCGCGCAAGCGCGCCTGAGTCAATTCTTCGTTCTTCACTTCCTGCCTTTGCTTCTGGTGTTGCTGGTGCGCTCAGGCGCGCCGCCGTTCGCCGCCCTCGCGACCTTCATGCGCGCGATGATGCCGTGCAGGTATTCCTCGGCGACCTTCTTTTCGATGGGATCTTCGATCGCGTCCACGCGCACGCGCCATTGCCGCGGATCAACGCCGCGGTGCAATTCGAGCGCGTGCGCGAGGCCGCGCCGCTCAGGCGTCAGGGCCTTGTTTTCGCGCCACTCGTCATAAAAGCTCATGCCGCCG